CGTTTCCGTTCCGTTGTCGACAATAGAGTTATTTGTGTTTACGCTAAGAATAAATATGATTGTGCTGTTAAGTTAAAAGAAGCTATGGAGAAAGATAAGGAAGATAACTATGGCTTTGTTGTTGAAGACAATAACTTTACATTAGGTCAATGGCTAAAATACTGGTACGAAAGATACGAAAAACCACGATTGAAGCCGTCAACCGCATTAGGCAAATTACACATTATTGAAGCCATAAATAAAACTGGGTATGGTAGTAAAAAAATTGCTAACATTGGCGAAAAAGACGTTCATATCTTGCTCGATAAAACTGATTCAATCAATCAAAAAGAAAGAATCCACGCTTTATTGATTAACGCTTTTGATATAGCATTAAAAAGCGGCTATGTTCGTATTAATCCATTTGCGATTGTAAATAAGACAACGCATAAGAAAAAGGCGCAAGAGAATACTGACGCATTAACGAAAGAACAAGAACAAAAGTTATTTGATTACTTAAAAGCAACTAGAAGTAAATATTATAATTTTATCTTCTTCTTGCGTTGGACTGGATTAAGACTAGGCGAAGCATTGATTATTGAATGGAGCGATATTGACCTTAATGGTGGCTACATATCAGTAAATAAGGCACTTGACGCATACGGCAATATATCTACACCAAAATCCGAAAAAGGTATTAGAAAAGTCCCTATTATGAACGCACTAAGACCCGTGCTAGAAGATATGTATAAATTAAATCATACGGGTAGAGTATTTGGGTGGATTACTAGAAACGGATTTGCTCCAGCCTTTAGAACGGCTTGTCATAATAGCGGCATAGGACACCAAAGACCACATAATTTACGCCACACATTTGGTACTAGATTATATGAAGCTGGCGTCGACTTGAAAGTTATTCAAAGCGTTTTAGGACACGCTGATTTTAGCACAACAGTTAACACTTATGTAAATACTGATAACACATTTATGCTGAATGAGCTTGCAAAAGCCAACTGACACACATTTTTAAAATTGACACACATTTGTCAGTCAATTTGACACATTGTGTCGACACACATTTTCACGTTTTGGGCTGTCCGCATTAGCCCGACAGCCTATTTTACCCCCAAAATTGCCTCTATAATCGATTTTTTTGACACACAAGCAATTTATCGGAAATCTCGAATAAATGGATTGAGACATAAATACGGGTATAATAAACAAAAACTAACTAAAATAGGCGTTTTAACAATACTTTTTCACGATAAAAACCATAAAGACACAACGTTGACACATCAAGATATTGTATAATCTTTGTGTTTTTGCTATCAATAAAACACCGACAGCATAAAAAAAAGAGGCTTTAATTAGCCCCTTTTATTTTTATAATCCATTGTCTAAAACATCGTCAACATAATCGCTTATAATCTCGTGTAATTCTTCCCTTGTCTTATAAGTAAACTTGCAGCCGCTTGACCCGTCATTAGACAAGAATACTTTTTTCTTTCCGTTCTCTTCAAATAATTCGATTTCAATGTTAAACTCCATTTATTTTACCCCCTCAACAATACTACTTCCCTTAAAATCCGTTTTGCTTTCACAATACTTAATAGCATCTTTCTTACTCTTAAACTCCATTTCAAAACTAATCCAGCCTAACCAAGTCAAATACCAACATTTATATTTTTTCATTTATTTTTTTCTCCCTCTAATATATTTTATCTCTTGATTAAATCTTTTTGCGTGTTCTATCAGTTCGATTACTTCTTCAAGAGTGGTCTTTGTGTAGTACCACTCAAGCCCGTCTTTTACTAAGCAAACGTCATAATATTTATACATAATTTCCCCCTTTAAAGTGTTATTGAATAGACATTTTCAAAATCTAACTTTTTATAATTGATTTTCGCTTTATCAAGTTCTTCAAAAATTGTTTCATAACTACAATTCTCTATAATTTTAAATGCAGCTTCTACTTGCTTTGCATCAACAAGCAAATAATCCGATACGTCGTCAATATCATAATCTCTAATCATAATTAAACCATAGTTTTTATTATTCATTTTTCTTACCCCCTCTAGCCCTTAGGCTACTGGGTAGCAATATTCTACTACCCAGTTATACCAGTCTAATCTTACACCATTTTCGCTGCCGTCTAAGCAATCGCCAAATATGCTGTTCCCGCACATTCCGTCAACCCACATTTTGTTATCACTTTGTACCATATAGCTTCTTGCTCGTTCGCTGTATTCTCGTTTCCAGTTAGAAGCCTTATAAACTATCACAAACTCTAAAGGATTTTTATCGCCAAACTGGCTTGTAATATTATTCTTTTCGTTGTGTTCGTGGATTTTCTTAACCATTTCTGCATAAGACATTTTCTTTTGTTTCTTATGTTCTAAAAACTTGTTAACAGTTATATTAGTTTCAAGTAATCTCTTCTCGCCGTCGCCCTCGTCCGCTAAAAACTCAAGATATATGCAACCATTATACTCAATTTCCCCACTGACTAAAGCTGTAAGTGGTATGTCCCATAATTCTCTACCGTTTTTGCCAAAACTATGCTGGTCTTGGTAGTATTCGTCAATTCTAATTCTTTCTACGTCTTCCACAATGACAGCGCCATTACTTAAAACTCTAAATCTTCCGTTTAAAATATCAGTCAAATCTCGCATATTTTTTACCCCCTTATTTTTTTTATCGTGATTTAATATTTTTGTATGTTCTCATTACGTCTAAGAGACTGAGACTTGGCAAAGTAATCTCGCACAAGTCCCTAATCTCAAAGAAGCTGTATTCTTCAGCGTCTAAAAGCATATTATATATACGTCTAATTAGTCTCTTTTTCAGCATTCTCTTGCTCCTTTACATATCGCTTATAACAAAGTTGATATAAAGCGTCTTTGTGATTATATAATACGTTTTTATTTGTGATTATTTTGCCCCATTCATACTCATAAGCGTGTAATAAAACGTCTTTGTTTCTTTCAGTGTTATATCTAGTTTCTTCCGCATATTGATGCACTAAAAATCTAATAGCCTCGTCATTAAATAACTCGTCAACGTGCTTCAATATCTCGTTTTGTACCTCGTCAATCCACATATTAGCGAATACGCCTAAATCCAGTAAAAACTCTCTCATTTCGTTTGATACTTCTCTCATTTTTTTACCCCCTTAATAAGTTAGTTTTGCATATTTGTATGCTGTAATCCCTAATACCTAAAACATAATAGTTTTCTAAGTCTTTTAACCCTATTTTTTCGCCTATTTCGTTAAAGTTTTTATAATCGTAATTTGTGCCTAAATCTTGTTTGTTTTTACAATTTCCCTCACCATCATACTCATAATAAGTTATATTATTGTCGCAAGTCCAAAAATCACTATTTCGATTTATTTGCATAACAATTAAGCCTTTTAATCGCCATTTGTCATCAATAACGTCAATTCCTAATTCGTGAGAATATTCACGCCATACTCTTGCTAAATCTTTTAATTTCATATTCATTTTTTACCCCCTAAATATATTTATTTCTTAACTCGCCACTGGCTCTATCTTTGTATGCGTCTAGTAGCCAAGTTATATTATTTTTAACGTTATAATCAAACAATTTTACAATACCTTTTTGTGTGTAGTATCGTGGTCTATCAGCCCAATCGCCGCTGATTCTTATTTTGCCATTCTTTAACACTTCAACTCTATTCCAGTAATCGCTATACTCAAACGCTTGTAAATAGCATTCTATTTTTTCGTTATCGTCTAATTGTAATAAAGTCTTTTGCTCGTCAGTTAAATTACTCATATTTACCCCCTTAACTTAGTTTTATAGTTTCCCAAGTCGCTAGCCCGTTGCGGCGTTTTTTAAGCCAAACAAAGCTAGGTTTTCCGTCTTTGTCTAAAAGATAAAATCTCGTTTTAATATCGTACCCGTTGCGTCTTTCCCCTTGGAAGCGGTAGCCTTTACTTTGTAAAGACCACCACACCTCATTAAAGTTTTCCCCCTCGTCAATAAGTCTATCAAGTAATATCAATGTTTCTCGCTGTAAGTCGTTTATATATACCATAATTTACCCCCTTAATTAGTTTATATTTAATTCTTGAATAATCTTTTGCATAGGTATAATTTCCCATTCAGTCTCATCACGTCTCGCCATATCGTACTCGTTAAGACAAGCAAATGTAAAACCTTTATAAGCGCTATATTCTACTAAAAAACTTTTTTCGCCATTCGATACATTTTGTCGATAAAATGCACCACTATATTCATCCACGTTATTTAATCTACAATAGTTTAATTTAAGTATATGTATGATTTCTTTGTAGCCTTGTTTGTTAAAATGTTCCCAGTATGCTAAATGATTTTTTTTCGCCAAATCTTGTAAAACCTTTAATTCTTTTGCGCTATTTATTCTAATCACTGGACAAGCAAATTGACCAGTTAAAAAGTCTTTCCATTGTGCCATTTTTTTAATCCCCCTTTAGTTTATATATATTTACGGCTTACGCCTCAAGGAACAACACTAAATCTAGTGTGTCCTTGAAGTTTTGTCTTTCAAAAGTTTCAACTACATTGTCCCAGTTTTCGCCGCCCTCTTCTTGTAATTCAAGTAAGCGTTCGTATAATCTTCCGTAGAAGCCTTGGCTTCTTGATAAGTCTTCAATAATACCCAAAATATCGTTCATTTTTAAAGTTTTTTGTTCCATTGTTTTACCCCCTTAATCTAGATTATATTTTTTACATAACTCGTCTTCTTTGTCTAATGTTTCTTCCGTTCCGTCAATAAAACATAAAAGTTTTAACATTTCGTACGCTAGTTTATAGTATTTTTGTCTAGTTTCTTTGGCTGTTTCAAGCTGCCTTACTCGCCCAAGTTTTCTTAATGTTTGCACCTCTTTGTCAAATACTAAATATTGTTTATAATTTGCACGCCATTCCATTTCAATTTTTTCAATAATTTCATCAGTTGTTTTAGTCATATTTTTACCCCCTTAAAATCTTGCTTCTTTGCATTTTTGGTCGATTTTTTCCCATAATGCGTCATATTCTTTTTTGTCAATTTTCTTACTTAATCCGCACTCATAAAATGCTCTATGTAATACGCTTTGGAAGCGGTAGTTTTCCCAAGTACGATTATAATATATATTCTTAAAATCGTGTTTTGATACATAATTATCGCCATAATGACCGCATATTTCCGCTTTGTGTCCCCAACTTGTCCTAGTTTCATAATACCAAACTTTAATATCTAAATAGATATTTTTTGCCTCATTTTCAACCTTAATAAACCCCATAGAAACCCCGTCTAAATAACGTCCCTCAGCTGTAATTTTTGTGTAATTTGCCATATAATTTTACCCCCTTTGATAGCAATTTTTACGTTTATATATCTTGTGTAGCGGGCAAGGCTTACGCAGCCTTTGCCTCGCTTTCGTTTTCTTGTTCTTGTTCTTGAATATTTAAAATTAACTTAAACGCTTTAGCGGCTTCGCTTGTAGCTTTTAAGATAAAGTAAGCAGTCTTTTTGTCTTCAGTGTTTTCTTGAAGACTTCTAAGTCTTTTAGCCCAGCTTTGTAAATAAGCGGCGCTGTTTTCGTCCGTTTTTTCAGTTGCTAATCCTAGCCAGTTGCAGCAATAACAAGAGCCTATCTCAGCGATTAACTCTTCAAAGCTGTATTTTTCAGTACCGAAGCCGTCGCCGTTTGCGATGCCCTCACGATTCAAAAGTGTACTATGACCCGTGCTATGTGTTAACTCGTGAAACAAAGTTGAATAAAACTCGCTGTTGCCTTTGTATTGAGAACACTTAGGAGCGATAACCTCGTGCGTTAGTGGTCGATAATAAGCGCTGTCGCTGTTTGTTATTCTTAGAATAACGCCCGCTCTCTTGCAATAATCCGATACAATCTCGTCAACGTGGTCTATTCTTGACTTGTCCTCACTTAAAACTTTAGTTTTAGCACGTTTAATCTCTCGAATATTTTCACAGTCTTCAAGTCTAAACACATAGTAATACGCTAATATGAAGCCTTTTCTTGCGACCCAGTCTTCTTTTGGCTCGCCTTTATCGTCTACGACGATATTTCCGTCTTTGTCTTTTACTTGCTCTTTTGTGTAATAAGTCTTAGGCGCTGAATAAACCACGAATGACCCCTCAGCTCCTTTCTTAACGTTTCCACCAAGTTTTTTAACTTCGTTAAAAGTTAGATAATAGCCAGCGTCTAAAATAACTTGATTGATACCGCTGTATGCTCGATTGGTAAAGTAATTTACAGCCATTGTCTCAGCGTTTGCTTGCGCTGTTGGGTAAGCCCAAGGCTTACGCCAAGGATTAACACCCGCCTCAAGTTTAGCGATAATTTTCTCGTTTATCATAGATAAAATCTTCGCTTGTCCGTCTTTCTTGTTTTGTTGTTGTGTTTTAATTGCTTCAGTTGCTTTCATAGTTTTGTACCCCCTTAATTTTTCTCTCATTTTCACTATGTGAAAAGAACTGATAATTTACCGCTCAAACTTTCTCACGTTAGGCTTGCGACTAACCGTCGGCGTTTTAGTAAACTACAACCACACTTTTTAGCGAAAGTGTTTCGAAACTGATTACATATTGTGTTAAGTAATGCAACTCTACTACTAGCCATATTTTGACTAGTTAAAATTGGTCTTTCTCGGTATACGTCAACGCCTAAAAGCCACTCATAAAGGCGTTAACTATTAAGTTGTCAAGGAACAATGTCTCAAGGCTCGGCTCGTCTTCCAACCCCTCAAGCACCCTCAACCTACCAAAAAAGCCTTATATTGTCAAATATTAGCACCCCATAAATATATTTACTTCGTAAATATTTTTATAATTTTTTTATACCGCTTTTTCTCGCCCCTCAGCCCTCAACCTATATGTATATATCTTAGTAATAGTTATATATATATAAATCTATCTTTGTAAAAAAGGCGGGGGATTTTTTGGTATAAACATATATAAATATGTTTATTTTTGTGCGATTTTGCCCTTAATTCGTGAAAATTGCCTAGCACTTTAAGGCTCATATAATATATATCTAAAGATATATATTTATATGGTTTTGCGATTAAGGATTAAAAAAGACCTAAATGTTATAAACATTTAAGCCGTGCAATAATTCAGTCAAATAATGTAATCAAAACGGATTTAGATACGCTGAGCGTTAACATTTCGGTGTTTATGGGTGCTAATTGACACACATTTTGACACACAAATCCGCATTATAGAGCCGCATATGTGCCGTAATGCGTGTTTCATTTTACGGGCGAGCGTACACACCCACCCCCCCCTACACCCGCACAATTAAGTACCTGCCTGGGAATGCTTATATGGCGCTCCTCACAAATTTTCCAGAAAAATCGAAAAAAGCTGCGGCGCACAAATTTATTATTATTAAATAATATTTATAATTTATAATTTATAAAAATTTATAAAAAAAATATAATAATATAAATAATTTAATATTTTAATTTAATAAATAGATTAATAATTAATAATAATTAAAAAATAATAGGAATAAATAGATATATGATGATAATTAATAATTTTACTATAGTTTTAATAATAGACAATACTAAAATTTACTTATAAGTAATAATTAAGATTATAATTAGTAATAATTAGTCACAAAACTATTATTTATTACTATAATCTACTATAATTTACTATTATTACAGAGTATAATTTAGTTTTTGTTGGTTAAATACGGACAAATACGGTAAAAATAAAAAATAAGGGCTATTTTTAGCCCTACAATGATTTTGATTTTAAAATTGGTATAATTTATCGTGTTTGATATAAAAATGATTACAAAGGGAATTTTAAGGGTTGGGGATAATTACAGACCCTTTAATCTTATTTACCTTAACTGTACTAAGAGCATTTTCGCTAATAGTATACGAAAATGAGGTATTTCCAGAAGTAGGAATAGTAAGCCAATTACCCATATCGGTACGGATGAATATTTGACAATCCTTAAATGTATAATCTGAACTAGTGGATTTAATTGTAACCGTACAAACTACTTTCCCAGATGATGCGGGACTCGTAGTATAAGACATTGATAAGTAATTATCATAATTTTTTGTCGTTAAAGAAATAGTTTTTGTTGTAACTTTATTAGTTTCAGTATTATTACAACTAATACTAACTAATACTATAATTACTAAACTAATAATAAGTAATACCTTTTTAATCATAATAATATCCTTTCAAGAGACCCCAGCACCGAAGTAATCTGGGGTATGAGCCATAGGGATTAGGGGAATAGCTTAATATGAGTTTGGGGTACAAAAAGACTATTCCCCCAGGGGTAAAATTACATCTATGCAAAATCTTAAATTAGATATAATTCATTTAATAGTATAACATAATGTTTTTACTAAGTAAATATTTTAAGATAAATAATTATCTACTAAGAAATCATATTCCTCTTTACTAATACCATTAGTTCTTCTTAAAGTCTTAAGATACTTAATAACGGTTAATCTAGTGTTATTATCTTTAATCTTATAGCCACTATATGCCATTAATAGGTATTTTTGAGGTTTACTAAGAGTTTTTAAAGAATTAATGTATTGTAAAGTCTTATCTTTCTTAGAGGATACTTCATCCGTAGATAGCGATGATAGATTTATTAAGTGAGTGGCAAAAGTAGATTCTAACTTCAATACTTTAGCCATAGTATAGACTTTATCTTTCTTCGCATATGATAAAGCATAGTCATATACTTTCTTAATAGCTTTTTCTTTTTCCTCATCTGATAAAGACTTATAGTATGAAGAAGTGAATAAACTATTTAAGGCATTATAGCTAAAAGTACCGTAATCTTTCTTATACTGAGTGTACTCTTTACTAGATAACTCTATCTTTTCACCATCTTTCGTATAATAATACTTTGGAGTCTTAGGTAATATATCAGCGTTGCCATATTTACCGTATAGATTCAATATTTCTGTATCGACAGGAGTTTCTTCGTTATTATAAATCCAGAAAGGATATACCATATTTGTCATAAACTTATTAATCCATAAGTCTTCTTTATCATCTTCTCTTCCCCAAACATCGATATATGGCTCTAAAGTGTCATATAAGAATGGAATCTTAGATTTTAGAGAATTAATAAAGTATTTAGAATCTCCCGTAGTAGCCGTAGTTCTTCTTGTGTTGTTAGATAATACCTTAGCTCCTTGAGAAAGGATTGTTGGAATGAATGATGACGTATATGATTTAGCCATATTAGCGCCAATTCCTACTAAAGTATTATTATTGTATGAAGCTAAAGCACTATTTAGAGATTGTAAGAAAGTCATCTCTGTTAGAGGGTCTAAAGTTGATGAAATAATATCAAAATAATCGCCCAATTCAAAGTCTTGAGCCTCATATGATTGATTTACGGCATCATAGATAGCTACACCAGTAAAGAATGGTATAGAAGCTGGAGCTAACCAGTCTAAAGTGAAGTATTTATCACCAATTCTAATACTAAATGGCTTCTTACCTAATTGTTTCTCATATTCGCCCTCTTTATCATCATCGCCAGCACCACTTACTAAATTCATTTTGGCTAAAGCTATACCTAACATAGTAATCATTGTACCAGTTAAGTTCTTAGATAACTTGTTTACCCAAGTAGTGGCAGACATCTGACCAGATTTAACCTTATTAACTTCCGCAATACGCTTAGCTAAGCCTAATGGACTGTATTCAATACCTCTACGAGCGATATTTACTGGTGTTTTCGTAAATGGCATTACCGTTGAAATCAACAAATCAGCCGTTTTAGACTTCATCTTTAATTGGTTGATAGCCGCAACTAAAGTTGAATAGTCTTTATAAGTCTGTTCTAAGGCTTCTTGAAGAGCTATATCCCTACCCTTAAGCAAAATAGATTCGTTTTTAGCGTCTTTTAAAAACTCAACTGTATATCCATTAGCCGTAGCCCATTTACCAAACTTATAAGCAAATGCTCTCTTGAATGCACGTTTATCTTCAACGTTTTCAAGCAGTCTATTATTTAAAACCCTTATTTTTTCTAATACTCTGCCCTTAAATACCCTTACATTAGGGTCAACAGCATTGTATTTAGATAATGATTCAGCATAAGCAGTATGAGCAGCTTCTGCCGCTACATAAGCAAAGTTATTCATTTCTTTAGAAACTTTCTTGAACGTATTGGCACGCTCGCCTTTTTTCATAAAAGGTCTAGCAATAGTATTTTCAACTACAGTAGCAACCGCATCTTTAACTTTTGATACTTGGTGCATTACAAAGTTAGATACCATATTTCTAATATGAGTCTTAGGGTTTGCTAACATAGCTAAATAACGCCATTGTTGTACTTTTTCATAGAAACTAACTTTAGTTTGCTTAGCTAATGCAATTTGAATCTTTTTGCCAGCTTTAGTACGTTCTTCATTGGTTTTAGCCTTTAGATATTCTTTAGCCAATGACCTAGGAATAATAACAGCATCATATCTATCGTACATAGCCTCAACATCGACAACATCTTGATTAAACTTATAAGCAAAGTCAGCAGCCATTTTCTTGGCTAATCTAGGTTTAGCACCCATCTTAGTTAGAATGTTAAGTAAATTATATTCCGTGACACGTTGGCGTTCTTTAATATAATCAGCTATAGAATCAAGAATACGTCTTACTTCTTCTTCTGTGTAAGTTCCATCTTGTTTTAAATCATCTTCTAATTTAGCAAGATTTTCCTCTTTAATCATATTAATATCAGCTGGAAGATATTTTTCTTTCATTTCTTTCTTAATACGATTATTAGCACGTTCGGTAGATTTAACTTTCTTATTCTTTTCATCTATCTTAACTCTAGCTTTTTCAAAGGCTTTTAATTTGCCCTCTGGTGTTAAACGATTAATAAGCGAAGCGGCTTGAATAGTACGACCATATTCAGTTAATTTTTTACTCAAAGTAGTAACTAAATCAACAGCTTCATCGTATCTGTTTTGTTTAGCCAACTTTTCCGCTACAACTGTTGCCATAGCGACATCGTCTTGAGTAATAGTTTGACCGCTATCAATCTTGTTAATAATGTCGTTGTAAGCCTTAGTTAAAGGCGTTTTATCAACTTGAATTTTTGCTCTTTCTACGGTCTCTTTATTACCCATAATTTCATAAGATAGCTCTTCTTTATCTAGTAATTCAAGCATTTCTGGGGTAAAATTAGCCTTAAATTCTTTGCTTTCCTTAGCTGTTTCTAACCATTTACTATTACGACGTTTACCAGGCTCTTTTGTGGCTGGAAGATTACTTTCTTCCTCTACATTAGTAGTAGATTCACCTACTTTAGATTTCTCTATTTCGTTTCCTCTGGTAGTAGACTCGTTTCGTCCACTCCTTGTATCTGACTGAACTTCTGAGTCTCTGTTGATATTTGAATACCATTCTCTTCTAGTTTTTTCATCAAGCCAATTAGATTCGATGAGTCTTTGTGTGATGGCTTTTTCAAATTCTTTTCCATATACAGCATTCCTTTCTTTCAAAGTATCATAAATATCTTTGTATTTTTCAACTATTTTATCAATATCTTCTTCCGAGCTAATTTTGTCAAAGTTTATTGAAGTAACTTTGCCATTAGACACAGTACAATCAATTTCTTTCTCTTGGAAGATTTTAGCTACTTCTAATGGTCTTATCTTTGTACTATCAAACTTAATATCTACAGCAATAGCTTTATTCTTCAATTTAGACCATTCTTCAAATGAACTTACGTCTCTAGATGAAATACTTGCTTCTTGCTGTTGAAAACCAGCATCCGCAAACAATGAAGCTACATAATTAGCAACTTCCATATTTACTTTGCCTAGATTAATAATGAAAGATGGCTCATTCTGGAAGAAACTATCAGCTTCGTTTTCATAAATACCAAAACTATTTTTGACCTCAAAGTCACAACCGTGAATCTTTGCAATATGCTCTAATTTATCTAATGCAGCATCAAAGTTTTTAGCAAACTTCCTATAACTGTCATTATCAGTTATTGTACTAGCATAATAAGGAGCAATATTAACAATCTTTTCAGTTTCGTTTTCATCTATCTGAGATTCCCAAGGGCTTTCTTCAGCTTTTTTCACTAAATCCGCCGCAGTATTTTTAGTTTCTAAATACTTTTGTCTAACTTCTTCAGTGAATTCATCCGTTAATTCTCTAGTCTCAATAGTACGAGTTCCGTCATACTTTTTGGTAAGTTCAGCCTTTCTAGCTTCCTCGGTTTTAGAAACTACCACATTTTGGGTATCTTTGTCAACCTTTTTTTGCAAAATTGCTTCAAAATAGTTTTCATTTTCTGCTGGAGTATAAGTGTTAGCAATAAAACTTTCACCACGATTTCCCGTAAATATAATGGTAGATTTTGGGCGTTTATTTTCATCTCGCCACTTATAAAACTCAGCTTTCAACTTGCCAGTAGTAGTTATTGTTTGATTGCTACTAAAGAATGAAGCTGTAGCAATATTTCTAACTACACCATCAAGATTAACTTTAACATACTTAATACCAGTTTTATCGCCGCTATTAGTAAGTTCATCTCTTTTGACTTCAAATTCTTTTCTTATTTCACCCAAATCAAATACTGCCTCATTAGCTTTATTAGCTGTTTTTTTAACATTACTAATATAAGCCGCAGGCGATTCTAGTTTTTTATCTTTAGGCTTCATTAACTGATTGGGATTTAGTTTTTGAGCTTCAAAGTAGTGAATACCCATTACCTTGTCTAAGTCATAAATGTTATTACTATTGACGATTTTAGAGCCTTGATAACCAGATATCTCGTATACTTTATCTTCTGCGATTTCTTCACTGAAGTTGAGTGAGTAACGGATGTCAGAATCATTTTTAACCGAATCTAATTCTGCATCTTCGCTTTCCAATACTTTAGTAAACTCTTCAAACGCTTTTTGTAGTTCTTCACGTTCTTCCTTAGTTAAACGTAAGTTATTTCCAAATAATTTGCCAACTAAAGTCTCAAGTTTTTCAAATAATTTAGGTTTATCGTTTCTTAATTCATTTAAGAACTTCTCATTAGAAATAAGTTTATCACCAACAAAATCAGCAAGAATTTCATCATTGATATAGTCTTCAGTAAGTTCTTTACCTAATTTACGTTCGTAAGCAACTTTTCGTTTATCAAGCTCCTTATAGTATTCATTTAATAACTTATTATCTTTCTTAAATTGGTCAATAACGTATTTCTTAAATGAATCATATGAAGTAGTACCCTCTAGGCTATGAGTAAATTCGTGACCAACAATAGCTGGGATAGCCTTATTTGAATTAACGTTTATATATAATGTTTTATTTTTACTATCATAACGACCATTTTCACCTTTATTAAGTTTATCAGTGAAAACTAATTTTACATCACTATTTGACTTGTCAGTTAGTATAGTAAATGCTTTAGCACCACGAACAGCGTTTTTTCTAATCTTGTTAGTAATTTCAGCATCAGCATCAATTTCAAGATTAAACTTCTTGTTAGCGTATTTTACTTTTCCATCCTTGCTAATAATAGGGTCTTTGTCTAAATGGAACGTGGCTTTAAAAGTATCATTGAATCTGCCATTTTCAACATCATAAGAATCCAAAACAACATTTTTTTTAACTTTTAGCTCTTTTGCACCAGTATCTTTATTAATAACTTCTTGAGTAGTGTTAAAACTATTCTTGACTTTCTCAGCCTTTTCTTTAGACATTCTGTTCATACGATTTTCAATGTTTTGAAGTTTTTTCTCGATGGAAGCAATAATTTTATTCCTATCCTTTGAAAATTTATCTATTTGTTCTTGTGATAGAAAACCATATTGTTTGTCAGCAAGTTTTTGCTCTTGTTGAGCTAATGATTGGAGATTTCTTAATTCTGTTTGAATATCACTTTCATTCATAGCAACAGTATAAGAGCCGTGTTTGCCCTTAGTAACAGCAATATTTCCGCTCTCAATAGCACCAGCGCTTAAAGCGCCAACAAGGAATGATTGCCATAGTTCTTCAGTTGATGCCCAGTCTATCCCCTCAGCACCATTTGCCTTTTGATAAGCAATATATTTGGCTACAGGATTTGCTATGTCAGAAAGAACTTCTTCCAAACCCTCACCAGCCATACCAATTAAAACTCTGCCTACAACACCATTAGTTACTTTCTTAATTCCATCATCTAAAACACCTTTAAATAATGATTTTTCACCAAATGATAATACATTGTCTAATTGTTCTGTTAATAGCTCTATACTAGCAGATAAAGCACCGTATAGTTGTGCTTGACCATAATTTGCACCATCTTTGTACGCTTCTTCAACACCACTACCATATGCACTAGTAGTAAACATAGCAGTATTAGCGATTTTACCAGCTTTTGCAATTTTATTAGCTAACTCCATAGACCCAGATGCAACGGCATCTTCGGCATAAACACCAGTTAAAAGAGTTACAGCAATTCTTGGTAATTGCCCACCTATTGCTTGTACTACATTAGAAGATATACCGCCAGTTGCTTTATCTAAGTCGGCAGCATATGATGCGTTTTGTCTGGCTTGTTTTCTTTCAGTAGCACCTAAGTATTTTTCACCAAATAATTCAGCAGTTAAATCAGCTTCAACTATTTCTTTCCAATTAGGGTTTACAGACATAAAAAAGTCTAAAACACCTTCCATACTTTTAACGTCGCCATATGATAAATCATACCCAAAGTCTAAAAGCATATTGCCTAATTTTTCATACCATTTTGCTTGTATTTCCTCTTGAGTATAATTAGGAACTGATGATGATTGAATAGTAGGAGCAATATTATTTGGAGAATCTGGTGATTGGTTATTATTATATTCTGTAAGGTAATTTTGTAATGCTTCTTGTTGTGCTATTGGGTCATAAGTGTTTTGCTTATCTCTATTAAGTCTCTGCACTAAAGCATCACTTGTTATTCTTCTTCCACTATTCATAAGTGTTTACCTCGTTATTTCTTGTTTTTTATATAATCGCTGTATTTTAATCCGTTAATTACATACCATTTTCCATTTTCTTTTACAAATAAATTACCACTATTTGTTGAGTAGTAAATATTTGTGCCACTAATTTTATTAGCGGAGTGAGATTTAATTTGTTCATCAATATTTGCTTTCGTGCTTGCTAATTGGTAGTTAGTTCCAAAAATGTTGGCATTTAATGCGCCATACTCGCCTTGAGTAATACTATATCCATTAGAAGCATAATTACGCAAATTGTTTTCTATCTCTTGCCTTTTGTTTTCCGCTTTAGTGCTTTGTTCTTCTGTTTTCTTAATGTTACTTTGAATCTCGCTGTTGCTTAAACCTGTTTTATATCTTTCACCAGAAGCAAGTTTTTGAGGGACAATTTGATATTTTAAAACTTCATCAATCTTTCCGTTTTTAACAGTTTTTCTATAAACGTAATTGCCTTGTATATAGGTATTTTTACCAATTTCTCTTGCATTACTAGGAACTTTATTATCAGATACTACAATAGGTTTGCCAAAGTCATATTCTTTTCCATCTATAAAAACTTTACCAGGCTCTTCCTTTGACCAAGCAATATTCTTTCCATTTTCAAGCGCTTGTTGCTTTTCATTTAGTTCAGCAATCTTTTCTTGGTCAAACTTACCATATGCCTCTTTAAGTTTGTTAGCGGCTTCTTTAGCCGTATTTTTTACTGTTTGCTTAGCTGATTCGACTTTTGCCTTTGTTTCCTCTTCAAGTGCTTGTTGTTTTTTGCTCTGTTCTTCTAAAGCAGCTTTAGCTTCTTTTTCTGAATCATCAAAGAACTTTCTTAAATACTTCTTATAATATTCTTTTTCGTGGTCTTTTAAGTATTCTTCACCATTTTCATTAACTAAACTAGCTAAAGCATTATTAACAAAATTATCCTTGGCTTCTTCATAAGTTTCACCAGAAGCAAATGCAGTAGTTAAAGCATACATAAAAGCATCAAAATTATCTCTATTAATGAAAATATCTAATTCTCTTGGAATAGAAATATTAGTTAAACCATCGTAACTATATGTTCCATCATCGTTGATAGTTACACCAGTAGGTAATTCTTCTGCTTCTTGACCACTGATACTTGCCATAGCCATATTATAATAATTTAATAAATCATCTTTTTGTGATTGGTTAATATCTGCATTATTAATCATATCTAATACTTCTTTTGAATTATATGTAGATAAATTGCCAGAAGAAATTAAGTTATCTAATTGTGTATAAACACTATTATAATTGTCTAATTGATTTTGATATTCGGCGTTAGATAGTGCATCACTGTAATTATTCTGAATATCCTTAACATTACCAGCATAATTCATTAATAAGTTACCTCTCATAGTTTCACTCATCGCACCACTATTGAGACCAGTTGCTCTTAATTGTTCAGCTAATGCTCTATCACTTTGTTGTCTAATAACATCTTGTTGTGCTAAATCACTAACTGCTTGGTCTCTAACACCTTGTAGACCATATTTCTCTACTAATAAGTCATTCTTATTCTTCATATTAGTAAGTTGTGTATAATAGTTTAAATCGTTATTAACTGGTTGTTTATTTGCTTCGGTAATATCTAAAGATGTACTATTACCCATATTTAGAGAACTAGTATCAGCCTTTTGTAGTCCCCTATTTGTATACATATCTAATGGAGTTATTCCTTGATTATTACTAGCACCACCATCTACTACTTTGTTATCACTATAATTATTTAATGGATTAGTAGTATCTAATGATGGTGTATTAACTTTGGGTTTCTTCGTTGTTCTGTAGTTGCTCAATGCTCTTGCCATCCTCTTTGTTCTCCTTTCTTACAAAATACTCTGGATGATTCATTCTCATTGTATTAAAATCATCAATAATACTAATAACACGATTAATCTTTCCTCTTAATGTTTCCGTAACAAAGTCAAAAGCATTAAGCATTTCTATTACACCAAATGCCAAAAATAAAGCAACTTGTAGCGTACACCAAATAATGTTCTTCCATAGTTCTTCGATGTTTCCACTCTTGATACCATAGTAACCAAATAGGAACATAATGATGAATCCAATGAAAATGTTGTAAACTGCCTTACTTGATTCGTACTGTTTTCTACTTTGTTTTAGTAATTTCTCTTCAGTTTCTTGATTACTATAAGCATTCGTAATTAATACTGGTGTGTACTTATAAACCCTTAAATTACGGCATTTTTTGAGAAGATTAACTTTTTTTCTGCGTATCTTTCTATTTGGCTCTCTCTCAAAACGGCTGTCATATTCACCTTTTTCAAACGTTTCGTAGTCTAAACCATTTCTTAATAAAAAGTTTCTCTGTTCGTATTTTAGTCTATATTCATTCTTGATTTCGCAATATTTTTCTAACTGGTCAGTGTTTCCATCGACCTTATCTTGTATCTCTTTACCATATAGATTCGTAGTGGCTATGAACTTATCACTCATAAAGCCATTATTTAATCCCTTTTTTCTCATTAATACTTTAATCGAAACCGAAACCATAAAAGCAAGTAGACCATCGGCAACTATTTCATACCAAGTCTTACCCGTTGCTCCAATAGTGATTAAACCTCTTAATACATAGGCAAAGCATATTAATACTATGGCTATGTTAACGAGATTACTCTTTATAAACTCACTAAACGCTTCGGTTTTAGTCTTTTTAATATCGTTCATTAATTATTAACCTCTTCCATTTATCTCCTTGATAGCATTTATAATTGCATCAGTATTTTCTTGATTTACTTCTTTATTGATGTTTGCTTGTTTTAAGTTAGTTAACTTTTCCTTAAGTTCGTTAGTAATAAGCAAATCAAATGCCTTACTTAATGTCATACCAACAGATGCCCATAAGGCTATTGAGTATAAGAAACTTACATCAAGTGTCTTAAAACAATATAGTATTAGCGTAACTAACCAAAAACCAACAACACCTTTTAGCAACTTTGTTTTCTTTAGGACAATTAGCCCAATAAAAATTAGTAAGAAAACAAATCCAATCATATTACTTAATACCTTTGTAGCTTCCTTTTCTTCGATAGCAAAAATATAGTTCCATTTTACAATAGCAAAGATTAATAATGGAATTATAGCTATTAGGATACTAGTTGCCTTGATTAAGTAATACTTAAATCGTGTTCTCGTAACGCTATTTTTATCTTTGCTCATATTTACTAATAATCCCCTCTATTTTATTCGCATATCCGTTTCTAACTAGTTCTGGGTTATTTAAGAATGCAACTTTAAGGATTTCAAGCATTTCATTGTTTTGATTCTTCTGGTCTTTAAGTTGACTCTCTAGTACATTAACCCTTTCATTGAAGTTACCTAATAGGTTATTAATATGAGTTTCTAACTTATTAATTTGTTCTTCTTTAATACCAAGTTGAATTGCTTGTTGTTTAACAAACTCTACTCCAGCTTTCATATCTTCCATTAATGCTTCATCAGTCTTCTTACCTTTAGTGATTAAACTAGTGATATCAGTTCCAACTAGTTTAGTCTTCTTTAAATAAATTAAAGCAACTACAAAAGCACCGACTGCTCCAAATACTAAAGATATTAGATGATTGATTAATTCATCTTCAAACCAATTAACATTACCATTCTTTAATTCATCGATAGAATCAAGTATTTCAGATATGGCTTGTCTAATCTCACTATAATTAGTCTCATTTTCAGATGTAGCATCTCCCTCAATTACTTCGGTATTTTCATCTTCATTAGTTTCAGTAGTAGCCTCTTCTTCATTATTAGTTTCTTCTTCCCCACTTTCTTCAGTATTAGTCTCTTCAATAGGCTCTTCTTCCTGTGGTGTTTCCTCTTCATTAGGCTCTGCGTGAACTTTAGTGCTTGACAACGTGATAGTAATGAAGAATCCCATTACTAAAAACAATAAAATAAAAATAAGTCTTTTCATCAGTATTATTTACTCCTTTCTTTACTTGTGGCTATAATATAGCACAATTTAAAAAATAAGTATGTGAGATGTGTGTGAGGAATTTTAAAAGGGCAACCTCTTATAAAGATTACCCTTATTTTTTAGTGTTTCATCGCAATATAATACTTAAATGCTTTACCAACTGGTGCATCTTTGTCATCTAAAAATGCTCTGGACATTTTAACGTAGTTATTAGTGTCATTACCTAATATACTATAGTAATCAGAGTACATCATATTCATAACATAACACCAATCATATTCGTTGTAGTTCTTATCAAGTGCGATGTTGTTATTAGTAGCAACTTGTGTGGTAGTTTCAAGTGACCAATGGCTTCCTTTACTACCATTCTCGTTCTCAAGTGAATTTAATGCTTTTTCTAACATCCACTTATTGAAATGACATCCGTACATCTCTTTATATAAATCGAGTTCTAACTCTTCATACATCTCATAGTCTTTGAGTTTAATCTCATCAAAAGACTTCATTAAGAAACTCTTTAATTGTTCTTCACTAGCCTCTTTTAATAATGTTTTGTGCATATCTATATTTCCTTTCTGTGCAAAATTTCGTTTTTTGTGCATAAAACTTGCACAATTTATTAAAAAAGAGAATAGACTAATTAATAGCCTACTCTCTTCTTACACGCTATAGGCACTTTGCCTTTGTCAATTACGCTGTAGTTGTACCATAAAATGGATTTGTGCCAGAGTCATATGATGTTGTGTTTGGATATCTTACAACACCAGCCATAGCTCTGTCTAACTCTAATTTATTGATTCTTTGTTGTAATGCTTCAATCTTATTAGTTGTGATTAATTCACGAGTCTTTTGACCATCTAATAGGATAGCATCTTTAATCGCAGCAGTGTTTAATGCAGCGTTATAGTTAACACCATCGATGGCTCTATTGATTGAGCAACAACACTCGTTTTGTTTAGCAAGTAGGTTTGCTTGTCCTACTGCTAACCCAGCCACATCACGCTGTAGTTCACTATATTTATCATTAAATGCTGCTACTGTATCGTGGTATACTTGATTAGTAGTTGCTACGCTTTGAGCAGTCCCACTTGTAATAGCATTGATGATATCTCTATTTTGGTTTTGTAAATCATTGAAGTTGAATCCATTGTTTACATCTTCTGCTGTGGCTGGTCTATAACCTAAATTGCCACCGCCGAATGCACCATTTCCACCCCACATTAGAGCTAAAATCGCAAATAGGAAAATCCAACTTCCACCAAAGTTGTCATAACCACCATTGATAGGCATTACTGGAGTAATTCCACTGTTTTCCATATAGTTTTTAATCTCCTTTCTTAATATTTTAATTATTAACGTTATCTAGAATTGATAATAATTAACCAGTTATATTCTTTAAAAACTCATTAGGATTTATCCCTCTTTGTTGACATAGTTGATTAAAAACCATTTCTGGATTCTTTCCACTTTTTATTAAATTCATTATCGGTTGTAAATTAGGATTTTGGCTTGCCATATTCATAAATAGTTGCATAGGATTTTTAGATTGACTAAACATCTTATAAGCATCTTTATATGACCCATAGTTATTTATAGGATTTACGTTAAAAGGATTAGGCATCGTTACTTACTCTCCTCTTTCTTAAGACTATTGATTAATTCTGCAAGTTCATCAATACGCTTATTTAAAGCCGATATCTCATTACTAGTGCTATTAGGTATGATTCCCCTTAATTCATCTTCACTCATTTCAACGAGTTTAAAACACTGTAATGTGGCTTTACCCGTATTATCAGATTGCTTCTTGAAACATAATGGACTATCACTATCCATTAGCATTACCATTTGATTAGGACTCATAGGGTATGCTTTAGCACCCTCGATTCCGTTCACAAAAGCATAAGTGTTTCTATTGTAACTTGGGTATGGTGTGTAACCATATGGATTTGAATTCATAACGTGTACTTCCTTAATAACTTTATTTTACGATAATAGTATACTATACAGCAATACTATTAAAAATTGCATTTATATGGCATTTTATGTGCAATAAAAAAGACTACCTTTCGGCAGTCTCCAAAAATCTATTTACTCGTCTTAAAACAGTAGTTCTATCGATTTCTAATATTTCTGATACAACTTCTATTGTATTGTTTAGATACAAGTAAATTGTCTCACTCATATTTAGTAAAGCACGTTGCTTACAATACTTTTCAATTTGCTTTTCGTCGTTTGGCACTATTTCAAGTATGAGTAGTCTTTTACATATTCGAGCCATAAAACGTTCTCCTATAGTATATTTTTTGTAAAATAAAGTTATCTATAGGAAGTACAAAATGCTTTATTAGATCAACATCACACTCGCACATAACCATATCAATATATTGTCATCTACCTTTAATATCTTATTATCACTGAAGTATTCAATAACTGTAAGGAATAGGGATAAGAGTATGGAAAACTGAATACTTCTAGTAAATATCAATAATATAACTAAAGTTATGATATAGAATGTGATGCTCCCCTCGTACGTTTTATTATTAATATCTTTATTAATCTTGTGTGTTTTGTCTTTTAATGCTAACGGAACTATTGTAGAAAAGCCGTCGGCTAATATCAAGATAAGCATTACCATAGTAAATGGTAGTAAGTACTTTCTAAAAAACAAAGATATTACTATCGAAAAGGTCATTGTTAAACCAAAGTTTACTTGACCAGTTCTTTTTGTTCTTATGCTATATAATAGTAATATAGCATTAATTATTGTAGCCAGTACAATCATAATCGCTAGTGTAGATATAACTGATACATCTACATTAACTAAAATAAACCAAATTGGTAGGGCAAACAAATGAATCATTTTTCTATTTATTGTTCCATATAACTTTAAATCCATTTCTTAATGCCATCCTTTTTACTTCTTTCCCATAGTGAGTAGAAAAGTACAATTCTGTGTCGTATTGTTCTTCTAAAGATGGGTTTTTACTCCCCTCTCTAGAAGTGATTCCAGACATCCCAGGTAGGTACTTGAACCTTTCTGGTGGGAGATATTGTATTTCTTCTTCTTCACAAGGTCTTACACCAATAATCTTTAGTTCTCCTTTAAGAACGTTGAATAAATTGGGTATTTCATCAATGCTTAATTTACGAATGATTTTCCCAATTCTAGTAATTCTTGCATCGTTCTTATCTCTTGATAAAGGACTATTAGCATCTCTGTTCCTTTTGCCACAAGTCATACTTCTGAACTTATAAAGATAAATTACTTTTTTATCTTTGCCATAACGTTTAAACTTACACAGTGCTGGTTGCTTAATATCAGACAACTTTATACATAGATAAGTTATAATACACAAAGGAGATAACAACAATAAAACTAATATAGCAACGAGTTTATCCCAAACGTTGCACTTTTCCGAGAAAGTCATCTAAACTCTCGCTTCCATTTTTAATCCTTTGTATATATTCATCTATGTGTTCTTTTGTTCGATATGGAGTAATATTATGCATAATAATAGCATATTCCTCATTAGTTAAAGAGTCGTTTTTAATTTTATTATAAACTTTTGTAAGTATTTCTGGTGTTATAAAACTATCCATATATTACCTCATTATTCTAAATAGTACTAATATTCTAAAACAAAGTATTAAAAACTTACGTTTAAACTTGTTTTTACGATTAGCAAAATTATTTCCACAAAGTATTCCATTAGCATAATAATTATTGTGATACTTTGTAAAAATTGTACAGTGTTGTGTATCATTTTTAATAACTTTTTTCTTCAATAACTTTATCTTATTGTTGTTAATGTCTAGCGTATGCTCTCCAATTTTAAACTGGGATAACTTTTTATAACAGTTATCTTCTACCGAATAAACTCTATGGTCATTAACTATTTTAAGAATTTTATCTTCAAAAGTATAAATAGTATAACCATCTTGATGTTTATTACGATATGAATCAATGAAGATTACTTTATCGGCTTTGTCATTAGAACACAGAACTTTGTCGCCTTTTTGGATATCTTTAATTTCCTTAAAACTTCCATCAGCCATTGTTATTTTAGTGTCTGGAGTGAAGCAAGTAGTACTAAAATAAGTAGCACCATTTATACCCGTAGATGATGGTACCCCAACATTTTGAACAACGCTTTCACCAAAGTCGCTACTAACTCTTGCTTCTGTAACATCAGATGGGCTATTATATGCAACATAGAACGGCATATGCAACGAAAATGTTACGTTTTCTATCAAATCAACTGCACTAGGGTCTTTCTTTGCATAAAACATTTTACTAGGGGCATATATTTTAGTATTAACTTCAAAACCATAGCGAATTGTATTATAATATTTTCCTTGTAAATAGTATATTTTTCCATAGGAACTTAACACATTATATATTTCTTTAATTGCCTCTTGGGACATTGGTTTTATAAAATCCTTTATTCCATTTTGTACTGGAATATATTCCCCCATTGTTAAATGTGAAAAATCTACATAATAATACTGGTCTAATTGTTTTGGTAGTCCTTTCCACGAACAAGACAATACATTACTTAACACCTTATCAGAAATTATATATTTACAATTTGGAGCCAACATAGAACTACTACCACCATAAGAACTATATGACGCTACAGTATCGACTCTTCCACTATTAAAACTGTCTATTGTCATAGAAACAGCATCAATTTCAGACACTGCAATACCATACATTCCATATAATTGTTTTACTGCATCAACTCCAGTCGATGCATATGTAAACATCAAAGGCTCATATTCTGATATATTTGCATTAAGTTGTATAAGAGGGAGAATCTGGTTAGAGTCACTTCCTCTTAAAACATAATATTTAGTGTTATCAAACTTAAAATTATCAATTACAGTTCCTTCTGGTGTTTCGTATTTAATATTGTCTTCTATATAATCTTGATTATTTTTTGTTATCTTATATAAATAATGTCCTTTATTCTTTTCATTTTTGTCTTTTACCACAATTAAAGCCATTTTAATCACCATCGTCTAAATTAATAATAACATAATTACTAGAAGTTGAAAAACTAATTTTCGTTTGATTTGCTTGCACTTGTCTCTCTAATAAGTCTATATGGTCATAGAGTATTTGTGTTTCTAAACCACTTCCACCACCTACACCAACTTCGTGCCATTCATCTTTATAATGATATAAAGTTATTTCTTTTTTTAAAGACGTATCTATAGTAAATGCACCAAGTTGTTGACTTAATACATAAGAAAATATTGTTTGAGCATCTGCAAATAAATGCGTTTGCACGCTAGGAGTTCCACTTGTGTCAAGTATAGCAATATACATATATAAAGTGCTGTTAGTGTATGGTTCGTATGTTGTAGTGGATGTTGTTAACGCAAACATAGCAGTTATAACTTTCCCACCATTACCATCGTCGTTAATAAGATATGGGTATGTACCATTCATTATGCCAGTATAAATAGAACTTGCATCTGGGATGCTATTTGCATCAAATAGAATTAAATCGGTAGAATATACCTTACTAAAAAAGGCATCACACAAAGCAACATAAGAACTTTCACTGTCTCCGTCTTCATAAACTTTAGTAACTGATTTATAAACAGTAAAATCTGTACACCAAACTAAATCGGTAAGTTTGTCATTTGTAATAGCAACATTACCACTACCAACTTCATTTTTAAAATAAATTAACTCCATAGGGTTATCCATATATGGATTCCACCCAGTTAACTCCATAAGACCATTAGTTAGCATAGATAACACACTGCCATCACTACACCAAAAAACGTTAGGATTTCCAGACGGTGTTTCCCCAAGCATCATTGTTATAAAACACTGGTTGCACAACATCCCAAATGGTGTTCCTAATGATTCTGGGATATAAACAATATATACTGATTTTTCATCATAATTACCACACCAATTTATACAATAAGTTCCAAAATCAATAGTCATACCACTAAATTCCATATTAGTATTATAATACGCAATATTGTCGTCAGATATAATATTCATAACTTCAGAAACTGTTAAAGTAGTGTCAAACACCATATTTGCAAAAGGGGTGCTAAAATCAGTTGGGACGCTTCTTTTTATATGTTCTCCTATCTTTGTAGTTCTATAGAACTTACCCTCATTGATGTTAGAGTTAGGAAGTTCTGTTACATCTATAATAGGGTTTATATCACTCTTTAACGCAAATGGAAAGTCATTAACCTTATAAGCACGAAGACCTAACGAAGTTCCATCCCATTGTAATTTCCAGCAAGTATTGGATTGAGTACAAAATACAAAGCAAGGTTGTGGTTTATTGGCACTATATTCTGATAACTTTGAGTTACCAGTTAGGTGTTCTACTAATGCTTCTGCTTGAGATTTAGTAGCAAGGGTATTGGAACTATAATTGAATGTTCTAATGCTTGAATTATTATCACCAGTCCAGTTAGAACTTCCAGCATTAAATTGTTGTTGATTTGAGTTAACAACTAAATTGTATACAATCGAGAATCTTTCTGGTAATGCTTCTGCACTACTACCACTACTTGATGGTACTATTGTACCGCTGTCTACCCATTCTGGAGATGCTCCAGCACCAGTACTTACAAGTACCCAAGGATTACCACTTGAAGTATCTCCAGATGGAACAGTTGGTAAACCACCAATAGATGATGGCTTACCTATAATATTGTCCCATTTTGTGTAGAAGTAAACAGTGTCCCATCCACTTCCATTCCATCTTTTATAATATTTATTTAAGTCTGCCATATAATAGCATCCCCTTTCTAATTATTCATCGGCTAAACAAATTAGCCCAGTAAACTTTGTTGATGGAAGAGTTGGAGTAGTGGTTGTTGTATTATTGCTAGTTGTCGACACATATACAACGTGATTGTTGATATTTGTTGTCAAAGTAGTTATTTCTGTTTTAATTGCTTTTTGTGTCATAGTACCATCTTCAGCACCATTTCCAGAACCAGTATTGGTATATAACTTCATAATACCAGCCTTAGTATCTGTGGCTAAAGCCGCACCAATAGTCTTAATAGCACCCAAACCTTCTGATTCAGTTTCAGCGGAGTTATCCCCAACACCATTTACATAGTTGATTAATTCATATAAATATGAAACGCCAGAACTAGAAATAATACTACTTAAATCTTTAGCATTAATATACATTCTTTCAGTAACACTACCATACCAGATGTCACCTTTGTTTACAGCAGTAAAACTGTTTATTGCAAGTCTATTATTATTTTCAGTTCCATCAGCAAATGCACCTTGGTAAACGTAAACACTACCAGTATGCCCATTAACCATAGTAACAGCATCTGTGTTATCAATCTTTTTCCAAGCACCATCTACAGCAAGTAACCAATCACCAACTTTTAGATCTAAACTATTAAATGATCCATTACTTGAAACAATATAGTAAATACCTTCATTGGCGTTAGCACTTGTAGATCCAGTAACAGCACTAGTGCTTAAAGTTACTGATGTACTAGTTGTATTTAATTTTACTTTTGCAGCACTTGATAATGTTGCTACACCAGTTCCAGTAACAGTACCACCATATACTAATTGTCCAGTGATGGTATCTGGGAAGTAAGAATACTTAATTTTATTGTTTTCAATTAAGTCGCTTGTATTGACTTTCCCACTTAATGCTGAATTGACTGTCGATTGTAAAGCAGATACTTTTGCATCAACACCATCTTCAGTTAAAGCAAATGGTGCAAACTTACCAGATGTAGTAATTGCTTCATTTGTTGCAACTGTTACATCTTGAGTACAAATATAAACTTTATTACTGCTAACAACTAATTGACCCTTATAATAAGTCTTTTCAGTTGCACTAGAGTAATCATCAATAATATTATTATTTAATAAACCATCAATGAAACTCTTTTCACTAGCAGTTAAAAGTTTATACGAACTATCTTCAACAATAGCAGTAATAGGTGTTTTAAAAGCAAAATATTCCCAACCGCCAACATTACTGTTTAGTGAAGAGTTCCATCTTTTATAATACTTTACATTAATTGTAGGCATTTTATTTTCTCCTTTTAAATTGTATTATCTATAACTGTTATGTCTGATTGTGTATTATCATTAACAGTTATTTCATCAACAGTAACAACTGTTGGTTGTATATTATTAGTGTTATTTAATACACTAATAGTAGGTTGCACATTCTGAACTGGGGGAGCAGATGCTATTTCAACTGATTCAACATCAGCATCAGTAATCCAAGTTTTGTACTCGTTGATATCTGGCTCATTATTGCCATAATAAATTTCTTCTTGGACTCTTACACCATTGTTAAATATATCATTGGTCTCATCAACTATTCGATTAACTTCAGTAAGGATGCTTAAATTATCCCCTATGAACGGGTCAACCATAGCATTTTTAACTTGTTTGGCAGTGGCTCCTTTTTCACTAGGATTGTTTGCCATACCTTTAACTGATTTTTGAATAAGTTTCTGTCTTGTTTCACTTGATATTTTGTTAATGTTATTTAAAACAGTAGGCATATTATCTTACCCCCTTATTCTTCTTTGTAAGGTAATAACTCATCATAAACTCGTTAATTGAGCATTCTCTTGATGTAGTACTCTTAATAACGAACTGTATGAAGTTAAACTTTTTAATCTTAACTTTTTTACTAAATGCTCTATTAAACTTACTTGGGTCAGTAGAGAAATATTGTAGATCAAAATTACCCAAATCTAATAAGTCAACACCCTCCGTCCTAGAGGATACATACTTATCTTTAGTTAGGTAGCCAAACCACATCTCACCATCTCCATAAGCATTAGGAACGATAGTTATGTAATTTAGTGTTTTACTATACATAGGATTTCCTAAATCTATAACTGGAGTCCACCATATAGCCGTAACTGGATTAACCACATAGGCGAGTAAGTGAACCGACGTATTTGCTGGATTAACTAAATCCAAGTACTCCTTATCGGCGTGGTCATAGATTTGGGCTTTAGTTCCATCAACACTTACATCATATCTCCCATTTAGTTTGGTGAAGATTTGAATAACTGAATCCATACCTACTAGTTGGGAGTCTAAATAGTTATCGCTACTATCTTTTAGTTTAATTCTAAAAGTCCCATCTGGATTTTCCCCAACAAATTCAATAGTATACTCGTTATCGATGACTCCGCTCTCTGTTTGAACGTAAACTTTATCGCTCAAATGATATGACAAGTTATAGTCGTAATCGTCACTAGGAACATCTATGTATACTCCATCGCCTAAGGCACTATCAGATGTCACTAATACTTGATAAACATATCTATCGTCAAAAATTGTGTCTAAACTATCGGTTAGATTGTTAGGTACTACATTAGCATAATTAAACACCTTGCTGTAATTACCATCAAAAGTAATAGAGGCATAACTATCTGGTGTAGTTCCGTGATTGTCGCTTAATGTGGCAGTAACATCGTCATAGATAACATCACTATAGCCAGTATCATCAAAAGCACATATTCTACCGTCAGTAGTACCAAACCATAATTTATCATTACGGATGAATAATGTTGTGATATTAAGTTCAGTATATACATCACTTGGCAAGTCTTCTTTTTCTATTTCTGCGTACTCTTCTAACTCATCATCCCATTGGTAGAAGCCATCAACTGCTTTTATGTATTCAGTAGATTCTACTAAAGGGACATTGTCAACGATAGATATATAGTTTCTATTATAGTAAGGCTCCAACTCCCAATACCACCACTCATAGTCTCCCTCACTATATAAATACTTACAATCAGCAATATAGATATGATTACCAATTGCCAAATAGTATTTGCCATCGAAAACGATTGAAACGGCATTATTAAGATTAGATTCATTTAGTAATTGATTATTGATTAATTTACTTCTTAAAGTAGCATATCTTTCATTAGACTTAATATTGCTATCAAGAGTAACACTAAATACACCATTTTTCGATAAAAATAATTTATCACCATTTAGGTTTTTACAAGTGCTTGGACTAACACACGCTTCACCATTAGCACTAGATACTTGACTATACTCAACACCCTTATAAGTATCACCATTAGTGTTTAATATCTCATTACCATTAGAGTCTAACTTCGTAGTTAAGAAACTACTTCTAATCCATAGACTTGATTCGTGTTGAGATTCAGTCTTATGAATAGCCAAAGCATTATCATTTAGTAATGTATAACCACTAACTTTATTATTAGGATTACCTATCATAAAGTATGACCTATCACTAAAGTAGGTTAAGTCTTCTTGTTCTGATAGATTATTATTAGTAGTGTTTTCACTATATCTCGTACAAGTGTGCCAATCATAATTAGGATAATCTGGATTACCACTAACGAATAGTTGTTGTTCCTCGTTATAACCAAACATTACACCAAATGTACATTTTTTGATTTTAGTAGCCGTAGCAACCAAAGAACTTGAACTACTTGATTTAAACTTAACCCTTAAGTTAGCCTTGCCATCAACTAAAGGCACTTGACTTGATGTTAGAGTTAATTGACCTTTAGTAGTATCAACAGTATAATCTGTATTCATAGTTAGATTAGTATTAGTGTCAAGATTAGTCACCACCATACCATCAGTTGATATACTAGTATTATCTAATTGATAAACTGTTGGATTGTAATTAGTGAATAGAGTCTTATTATTACTATCAAAGAACTCCATTTGAACACTTTGCGTACTTGCATTTAGTCCTATCTTTAAATCAAAGAATAAGAATCCACCTACGATGTAATACTCCATTACTAATTTTCCAAAAGGTAGACTTAAGACACCATCATCAACTATTTCAAATACGGAACTAACGTTTGTATCAGTAGCGTTAGTCGAGTCATATTCTGCTGTTTGTTTAGTGCTTGATAAAGTATAAGTACCTACGGCAACTATACCACCGCTTTGTATAATCTTAATACTAAATCCAGTAGCAGTGCAATAATGATTAGTAACCTTATATTCTTTATTATAATAGTCACTCCATTCGGCACTTCCCTCAAAAAAATCCGTAGAATATACTATTGGACTACCAGCAGTACCAATTAAAGTGTTATATCTATATGGTTGTAACATATTAACATCTTCAAATGGTGCTTCTTCACTTATAGAACTATTTAAAGGACTAATATTGATTCTAGTAGTAGGCACATAAGCATTTGTTGTAACCTCTTGTAAAACCCAAGTGTGCGTTGTGCTTGGTGTACTATCATAGTACATTAAATAATTTTCTCCAGTAAAAATATATAAAACGTTGCTCCTAACGATTCCAAAAGACTTCTGGTCTAATATACCAGTTAAAGTACCATCTATTCTCGTAACCTCGTTTAGATTAGGACTATCGTTATTGAAAACTAGTTTATATATATGTGTTCCAGCGTGAACTATACAATGTTCTGTATGAGTTACGCTATCTATAAACTCCCAATACCCATTTATTTTGGTATCTGCGAATAATGCTTTCTGAACAAAACCACTTCTTTTTCTATTAGCACCATCCTTAAAGATGAAGTTCTTCATTTTAGGGCTTCTATGAACATCCACGTTTATAGGATTATTATAGGTATCAAGTCCTAAAAAATTACTAAAAGTTTTCGTATAAATCTTTTTAGATTTAATTGCTCCTACATTAAATTGTGGCATATCTAATCACCTCTTTAGATGCTAGAGTATCTAGTATCAACTTTAGTTTGTGTTTGTCTTTGATATGGATTAACAATTTCTTCTAATAATTGATAGAACTTATTAGTGGCTAATAAAGCCATTTGTGGCTCATCTTCTTCATATAAATCACCTTTTACGAAATAAGGCACTATATCAAGGATATAATCTGGTATTAGTGTGTTATCACTATCAGCAAATGTTATATTAGCAGAGTCCTCATCACTATAAGATAATCTCTTATACTTTGGTGTATAGTTGATAATATAGTTTCCTTTATCTCTTCTTAATAACATTAATCTGCTTCCATTATATCTAACTGATACATCGTTGTTTTGATAGTAATACTCATCATTAATTTCATAATTAACTCCAAGCACCTTGAAAATATCATTATCTAACGTATAGTAGAAATATAATGGTAGTGCAACCTTGATATAAGCACTCGAATCACTATCCCACTTATAAATATTATTTAAAACTCTGATATACGTTTCATCGTTATCATTAGAAGTAGGAACAGTGTTATAAGTAGTATATGGTTGACCTATAAAGAAAGCATCGATTGATTTAACAAAAAATGGGAATTTATCGGCTTTTGCGATTTCAGATAATGCTCTATTAATGCTCTCAATGATATTAGCAGTTTTTGACTTATAGTCACTATCTTCACTAATATTAGATGTAGTAGTTTGTTCGTAAGAATCTTCATCTTCCTCATTTTCATCTAACTCTGGAGCATAGAATGATACATCATCGTTTTCATACATTAATTTTAAACAAGCAGCAATTAATTCTCCTTTTGTCATTATTTTATTTTTCCTTTCTTATTAAAAAAGAGGAGTAGTCTAAACCACTCCTCAATTTAGACTAAAGTATTAAAATGTATTAGATTTAAGATTTAGTTATTTTTATGGTAACTTAACTAATGCAACTTTAACAGTAGCACCTGGAGTAACTACAACGATGTTGCCTTTTGCAAGTGTTCCAGCTTTCCAGAAGCTGTATTTAGCACTATTAATAGTTACGGCAACTTTTGTTAAAGTATCATATCCAGTTACTCTTGCACCTGTAGATACAGTATCAAGTGTAGATGCACCTACAGTAACTTCTAAATCTTCAGCAGCACCCCAAGATGGATTGTCACCAGCCTTAACGTATACTTTCTTTTCAGAGCCAGATAGATTTTCGATTAATAATACATATTTTTCATCTCTATCAGGAATTGGGAATACAACTGGATATTTATATGTAGAGTCTACATAGAACTCTAAATCATCAGCATTTGCAGCAGCTGATACATATGGAGCATTGAAAGTCACTGCCTTAATATGTGGCTCAGGAAGAATCTTATATTCGTTTTCTGTACCACTAAAAGGTAGGAAGTCTGTTACAGTACCTGTAATATTAGTTAGAGCTGTTATTGTTCTTGCCATATTATTTTATTCTCCTTTCTAAATATTCCTTATAATTATTCAGCTTTTACCTTTGCCCAGAAAAATGCTTTAGGAGCAGTAATACCACAATCGAACATTGTGTAACCCATTACAGCATCACCGAAGCCTTTGCCACTTTCTTGTAACTTATAAGCAGCTAAATCAGTTAGTGGATTCCAGTAAGATATAGCGTCTTTATGACGTACTACAATATACTCGTTAGTTGTGCCATTCTTTAACTTAGCACAGTTAGACATATTGATTGTTAATCCATTGTATTCAGTAACACCAGTGCCAGTAATCATATCGTTCTTTGCACCATCTACTAAACCACCCTCACTACGAAGTGCTTTTTTAATTACTCTGAAGATACCAGGAGTACATTCAACAAAGAAATCACCAGTTTCATCATAATCACGTTCGTGTAATTTTTGAATAATAGCATCTAAGAAGTCAAAAACGTGAACTGATTCACTACCGTGAGATGCACTAGGTGTACCAGCAGTTAAAGTATAAATGTATGAATGTACTGTTCCATCAGATGCTGTAACATCGTTTGTTAAAGTAGTATCTTTCCATTGAGCATCTTTGAAGTTAAGAATTGCACTTGCAACATATTCATCAATTTCTCTTGCCCATTTCTTTGCAGCACGTTGACGATATTTACCTAAAATACCCTCACCATTTTTAGCCAATTCTTTATCAATATCACCAATAGCGATATGGAATGTTAAGAATTGATTAACTGTGAATGTAGCAGTATATCCTTGAGGATTTTCTGCTGGTGGCATATTGCCTTGAATTACATCTTTACCATTTATATTTGAAGTTCCATTTACTGTGTATGTTCCATCTTTATGATAGTTATAAACAGTTACATCACCCAAACCATCAACTCTGATTTGGTCACCTAATTGACTAACTTCGCCAGAGTAATCACGATTACAATGTTTTGCGAAAATTAAATTACGTTCAACTTCTTTTAAAAACTTTTCAGATTGAACGCTTTTTATAAACTTTTCATAAGCCATAGTTTTTTACCTTTTTCTTCCTTTCATAATATTTTTGTTTAGCTTATTGTTTAATGTTGTGGTCATAAGAATCCATTATTTTTTGGTACTTCTTAGGGTCACTAACTTTTAGATGGTTAAGTTCTTTAGTAGTGTATTTACTGATTTCTTCCATAGTGTAATATTCACTTTCAGTAGTACCACTATTTACTCGTTTAGCACTTCCCATCCCTTTTGCCACTTTTTTTCTAGCCTCTTTTTTGGCTTGTTCACTGAATCTCTCAACGAACGCTTGGTAGTCAGAGTAAATATCTTTAAGTGGCATAACTCCAACTTTACCTTTTGAAAAGATTTGGAAGTCTGTATCTTCGATTAAATCATTCAAGTCAACATCTGGATAAGCATTAACGAAATCAGTTCTATCTTTAGCATACCATTCGTTTTGTTGCTTTTCCTTTTTAGCAGTTTCGGCTTGTTTACGTTGTTGTTCTGTGACATATTTAGAATAGTCTTCAACTGGGTCTAAACCCTCTTTTTCCATTTCTAATTGAGTCATAAACGTTCTAATAGAAAACTCATCAGTTAAGTCTTCACCCGTAAACTTGTTCTTTCCACCATAGGCAAGTTTGATTCCCTCTAACTTACCTTGTTCTCTTGCTTTCTCATTTTCATCTTGAACTTTTTTAGATTCCTCTCGTAGTTTCTTATACTTTGCGTTTTCCTCACGAGATTGTTTCTTTTTAGATTTCTCTTCTTCCTCTTTCTTTTCTTCTTTGTCTTCCTCTTTAGAATCTTCTTCATTGGAAGACTTGTCTTTGTCATCTTCCTCTTCACTAGAATCTTCTTCTAAATCTTCATCATCAACGTTGTCATCATCGAACTCTTCGTTGTCTAACTCATCGTTGTCCAAATCATCATCTTCATCTTCTGCAAAGAATTGGATGTCCAAAGCCAATTTTTTAATTTCTTCCATTTTTCTATCCTTTCTTGACACACCTATTGGAATGGTGAATTACTATTTTCTATCCCATAAGACACAGCATAGTTGCTGAACGTGTCGACATTTTGCCTACAAAACATCGAAAAAATATATTGTTGTTTTCTATCCTATGGACACAGCACAACTGCTGAAATATATACATTAATTACTGTTGTAATGATGTATCAGTTTGTTTCATACCTTTACTTGCGTTATTGTTTGGTTGAGCTTTAGTTTTGTTTTCGTTATCTTCTAACATACTTCCAAACATCTTGCCAAGTATTTCATTTTGTTTCTTAATACGTCCTTGATAGCCTTTTTCTTGTTTAGCTATTAAGTTTTCCATTTGTTTAACTTGTGCTTCTAAATTCTTATTAACTGTTTCTAGTGATTGAGCATAACTTGATAATTGTTCAATTTGAACTTTTTGTTCTTCAGTTGCTTGTTTTAGAATACCAAGTTCACTTTCTTTTTGTGCTTTAATGATTGCTCTTAACTCACTCTTGAAAGGCATAGCACTATCTGGGTATAGAGTGATAAATTGTTCTAATCTTTCATTAGACATTCTGTCAATCGTTCCATTAATGAATAATGTATTAAGAGTATCCATAGCCATAATTTCACTAAATCTAGTACCAGCACCAGCTTCAACTACTACGGAGAACTTTTCACCCTTAAACTCTTCACCATTGAATACATCGAATTGAGTCTTTTGAATATCTCTATTAATACCCATTTGTCTATCTCTTTCTCTAATTGTCTGCATTTCATCTGGTTTCAAGTCATAAGTGAATTCAGTATCTTCATAATAGAACTTATAGAACATTTCAAGAATCTTACCAATACGTTCTTTGCTTCTCCAAAATGCTCTTTGTAGTTTAGCAACTGGCTTTTGTGCTTGTGCTTGTATTTGTTGAATTGCGACACCAGATAAGTCTTTAGATAAAACTTCTCCAGTAAGGATTTCACTTGCATTATTACATACACGAGTTTGTTCCATTAATGTTGCTACAATTTGAGTACCAGCAGCAGTCATTTGACTACCATCTAATCGAGTAATACCCCATTGATTACCAGGAGTATAGTCAGTAATAACTTGACCAGGAGTATTATCTATTACTTGACCATTAAGTGCATTTGCCTTAACTAAAATCTTTCCCCATCCTAATTCCTGATGGTTTAATAATTCCATCGCAATTTCAAAGTTAATTGCTTTTTGGTTAGGGATGATTTCTTCTACTTCTCCTCTACCAAAGATACAATTCTTTCTACGTTTCCATACACCAATTTCTATTGGATATAAGTCTGCTTTAGGTTGGTCAAAGTTATCAGTTTCAGCATCTGGTGTTTCAGTTACTTCACTATCTTCACCATTTTCCAAGCGTTCCAAATATTTTTCATTGATTTCTGGATTTAATGCTCTTGGAGTATTGACTATAGTTTGTTTAGTACACTTTTCAAAGTATACTTCACCATCTTTTCTAAAATAGCGTAGTAAAACAGTACATAGCTTCTTATCTAATTCTTCATTATCTTGTTCAGTTGTATTGTATGATTGGTCTTCATCATCTGGAACGATTAATTCTTTATTGATTCCCTCATCACACATTTCTTTAACTGCTCTAACTTCTTCACGAGATGCGATGATTATATATGCTTGTCGTTGGCAATCAGTTTCAGTTGGATTAGCTACATAGATGTTTAGTGGGTCAATTATTTGACCTCTTAAAGCTCCCTCGTATTCTCCTTGTCTACCACTAGCGGTTTCATCCCAGTAATAGTGATATACATAAGTTCCCTCAACTGCACCATTTTCACAAGCCTCTTCATCTAGTGCTTCTTGACCCATTTCCTTTTGCTGCCATTCAGCAAATCTAGTCATTTTAGAAGTATCTTCTTCGTGTTCACCCATAAAGTTAAGTTTAACGGGACTACCTAAAATGTTAGATACTTTATTATCGACAATAAGTGAGCAGATATTTAATACTGGTCTTGGTAAGTTTCTAGTTTTATCAGTTGGTTTTGCCCATTGATTACCCTCAAAGAAATCACGATATTTCTTAAAGGCAGAAGTGAATCCCATTTGCATTTGATAAGATTGACCTATCTCATACTCGTGCCATATTTCTTTAGCTCTTTCAATGTACTTGTCTTGTTTGCTCATAGTTATTCACCCTTTTTACCATTTAACCATTCATCAATTATTGTATTTCTCTCTTCTTGAGATTTTCTATAATCTTCTTGAACTCTATTAGTTATGCTAGATATTTTTTGTTCTAAATCTTTTTCTTTTTGATTTAAGTCTTTTTCTAACGCATCAATTTTGTCTAACGCTATGTCTAACGCTTTTCTCGTTGAATTAAGTTGTTCTTTCAAATCATCAATTTCTTTTCTTAATTTCCTTACTGCCATATGTTATAGACTCCTTTTACCTCACTATTACTTTGTTCATTAACTGTTTTCTTAATCCAAGCATCAATCCAATTAGTATTACTTTGTTGTGGAGTTGGTTGAGATGCGAAAGTCCAACTAGCACAGAAATATCTTAAAGCGTCTGGTGCGTGTGTTATCTCGTGTGGCTCGGTAGCACAATCATTAGGATTCTTTGAACTAAAGAATAATTGTGGTAAAGTTCTAATAAGATTTACACAATTTCTAAATATTCTTAATTTAGCGTGTGGTCTTACTACACCATCATAATCTTCAGTTTCTACTATCTTTAACCATTCTCTAACTGCTGTCCATCCGTTTACTCTATCATTAGATGCCTTTGTTAGATTTTGTCCTAATTCAGCCCAATAATCTACGGGAGATTTATTATCTGTATTATTTTTAGCAAATAAGTCTGGTGGAACTAAATCTTTCCAAATAGGCATTCCATTATTAATTTCATTAATTTTTTGACCAGCTATTGTTGCTATTAAGCCACTTTGATATAGTTCATTAAACACATAGGCATTTTCATATTCATCAACAGCTATCCAGTAACAAGCCAACATATCGAAACCATAGTCTCTTGCCCTATATATCTTCCAATTACTTCTAATTGGTATTGGGTCAATAACGTGGTCTTTTTCACTAAACTCGGCAAAGTATTGACCATCAAAGCAATTCCAACTACCATATAAGAATGCTTGTTTTAATTTATCTGGTAGTTCTTCTAAACGTTCTACATACTCTGGGTTGTTTTCCATTAAAAACTCATTATCGTATACTAGTGATTGGATAAAAACAGAATCAGCACTTTCCTTTTCTGTTTTATCTATAAATAATTTTTTAAACCAAATGTGACCAACACCACCTGGGTTTGCGGTAAAGTACATTCGTGGCTTGATTGCTTTCTTACAAACACCACTTAAACGGTTTGAAGACTTTATAAAATCGAATATTTCTTTTTCAAATAGGGTTGCCTCATCAAAGAATATCGCCTCATAGGATTGACCTTGATATTGGAACACTTCTAAAGGCGAAGCACAATATCCCAATTTAATTCGAGACCCATTAGCAAATAAGATTTCCTTATCTGAAACTTTGTACTCAGCAAATCTATCTTCTGGATTCTTTGCCTTACAATTCAACAATTTAAGAAATGGTATAACGTGGTTGTTATATAATTCTGGATACGTTCTACGCAATAGTAGTATTTGAATACCTGGATAGTATTCAGCTAGTAAAATTGCCTTGATTCTAACAACGTGAGACTTCCCGCCACCCCTAGCACCACCATAGCCGATATATGATGCTTCAGCAGTACAAAACTCTTCTTGCTTTGGGTATAACGATGGAAGAACTAATGTCTTACCACCAGTAGATATTCCAATACCTTGCATTATCTTGCAAATCTATCAGTGCCATCGGCAAACACTATTTGTACATTCTCACCACTAATTTGTGGAGTTTGATTTTGCTCTTGTGCGTCTTGTTTGATACCAGTCACTTCAAGAATTAATCTAACAGCTTCCATATAGTTTCTATTCTCTGGGTCACTTGCCGTAGCAATTAAGTTATCAGTAATTTCATTTATACCTTTACCCTTTAGTAGCTTATAGTGCATAGCTTTACTAAATCTATCCATAATAGCATTGTTACGTCTTCTAGTTGCACCAGCACGTTTAGCTATCATTTGTCTTTCTTTATCAGTTAACTCGGTAGCAAGATATGGAGTTTTCTTTTCTTTTTGAACTATACTATTTTCCATAAAAATCACCTTAAATAAAAAATAAGTGTCTTATTTATAACATAAAACACTCTTTTTGTATGTGAGTTAAGTGTGAGGAAAAAAATTTTCTGCCTATTTTTGATTCTTAACTCTAATTTTTTTATTCATTTGTGTACTCACTTGCCTAATATAGTCTCGATGATAACCTAATTCATCTGCCACTACGCTTAATCGTAATCCTTTCTTACGATTGAAGTAATATATGATTTTTTCTAATTCATCAAACTGATATTTAGTAGGTATTTGACCGAATAACTCATTATTAAGCAAACGTTCGTTTTGTGCTATTACTTTCTTACACTCAACGGCTTCCCCCAATGACTTTAATAACTTTCTAGTCATTTCCTCATTTTCAGATAGTATTTTTTGTATTTCTTTTATCTCCATTGTTGGTCTTCTATCGCTCCAAACTTAACGGCTACTGTGCCATCTTCCATTTTTACCCCATCAATCACTTGTATGTTCTTAACAAATACAGTTAAGTCATTAACAAGTTTGTCTTCTTTATTATAAAAGTGCATATTATCTAAATACCCCTCTACTGCCACAACTGAGCCTTTTTTAAGTACCTTATAGCATCTTAAAGCTACTTCATCAAATACGCATAGCCTAATAACTGACCTAAATCCCTTTTTATTAAGTTTTACATATTCTGGTTTATATTGCTTTAACGCTATTTTAAAAGGCAAATATGGCATACCATACTCAGTATATTTTAGTTTTAATATGCTGTTAACTCTTCCCATTATAGTAACGTTATTAACCATAATATTGCTCCTTTTTAGAATATATCGTCTATATCATTTTCTGATGGTGCATCCTCAGTTGTTTCTTCACTTTCATTACTATTAGTGCTTCCACTTGGTCTTTGTAAAGCCTCTACACTACCACATACTACTTCCACTACTGTTTTATTAGTTCCATCTTTAGCTTGGTAAGACCTAGTTTCTAATCTACCATTTACGCAAACTAAAGTTCCTTTCTTAACATATTTAGCCAAAAACTCTGCCGTAGCTCTCCAAGCAATACAATTAAAGAAATCTGATTCTTTACTAAATGCTTTAGGAACTGCGATTGAGAATTGAACTAAACTAACTCCCGTTGTTGATTGTCTTAATTCAATATCTTTTGTCGTTCTTCCAACCAAAATTACGCTATTCATCTCTTTTTTCCTCTTTCAGTGCTATTTTTTCGTTTATATCTCTTCTCAACTCTTTTAATTCATCTATTGTTAATGAATCCAACACAGATTCAATAATTTCTACTTTATTACTCATCAGTCTTAACCTCTGCAAACCTATAATTTAACGGGATTCTAGCTCCTCGTTGCTGCTTAAATATATTTCTTACTTCTTCTTTATGTTTAGCTTCAATAGTCACTTCGTGGCGTTGCCCCTCTTCTTTCCAAACAAACTTATATTTCTTCATCTTCCAACTCCTCTAAATGTTCACAAATATATTTTTTCTTTTCCCCAAGTGGTGTATCGAGTAATTTTTGCAACTCGTTTTTTGCATCATTGAATTGTATTTTGTGTTCTTTTATTATTTTTATAGTCTTCTTGATACTTGTATAACCAAAATGTACTACATATGTATTAGGCGACCACGCAACTATTTTATTGTCTTTTATTTTTAATGAAAACCCATTACAGTCTACCCACGTTTCTTTATCAGATGCCATTATTTTCACACCTTTTAACTTCAAAAACATTTTGTCAATTTTTGTTAGTTTCATCCAAACACCTCTTTTAATAAGTTATATTGTTCTTTATCCAAAGGAAATGGGTCAGCATCCGCTATGAAATAATAAGGCTCTTCTTTAAATCCATACCATTCAATTCCGCTTTCTTCCATTATAATTATATCTCTAAGAAATGGTTTCAATATTTTTATTACCTTATCCAATTTTTCTAACCTATCCAAATCCTTTTCAATTACATCATAATAATTTTGTTGTAGTTCATCATTTTTAATAGGATTATACAATCTTAATTTTAATTCTTGTAATTTTTCTTTACTTTTCATTTTCTTCTACCTCTATAAATTCTAATAACTCAATCAAATAATTTAGTTCAAATTCATTAAATGGAATAGCAATCTTTTCTGTTCTTCTATGTCCACTACCATAAAATGAATTTCTATATGCTTTTAATTTCATCGGTAATTTTTTTATTTTTTCACATTCATTGTATTCTATGAAATTGATAGGTCTTGTAGTAAACTCATTTCTTAATTCAGAAAGCAATTTAGATTTTCGTTTCTTTAACATTTTCCACCTCAAACATAGATTCTATCAAACTTAATACGTCATTATAAGCTGCAATTTGACCTTCTAACTTAAATAAATCATATATGTCTACATCGGGATCGGATGCACTTGTCATATTATAATCCCATTGTGCATTAGCACATTTTTGTTTAATTGTGTTATAAAGTTCTTGTGGCTTACAAAGTTCTTTTTTAATGCTATTTATATAATCTGGATTACATTTAATAGTTTCTAAATATACCACCATTAGTTCTGTTTCTTTAGTCATTTTTTGTTCTCCTTTTTCAACTCAAGTAGTTGTAGATTAAGTTCTATAATACAATCACGAAGCTTTGCATTTTCTCTTGCAAGATCAATGATTATTTTGTCTTTTTCATCAGGTTTACCCATAAGATCATCAATTGAAACTGATGGTATAGAACCAAGTTTAATATTCTCATCAGTTGTTTTTACTATATGTGGATCATTTGCTAAATTTACGTTTTTCATCCAAACACCTCTTTCAATAATTCATATTCTTCTTTTTCTAATTTATTCCAATAATCTATAAACTCATTATATTCACCAAACTCATTATATTCATCAATAGTTTTACTTTTAATTAAAAGTTCAATATCAATAAGTTTTTCTTTTATAATTTCTATTGCCTTATCTAACTTTTCAAGCCTATCAAGATCTTTTTCAACAATATTCCTTAATTTTCTTCTAAATAATTCTTCTTTGCTTTTAGACTTTATAGGAATTAAAGATAATCTATGCAAATAGTCTAATGCTTGTTTACTTTCCATTTTCTAACTCCCAGATGATCTTATTGTATTCTTTTTCACTAATCAGATTTGCTGATGTATGTTGTTTAGTTTCTTCAGCATAAGTTTTATAACTTGGGTAATGTAGTTTACCATCTTTATCAGTATACATAGCAAGATGTGTTTTAGCTAATTTTTCAAGCATAACAATATATGCACAAGCTTTATAAATTATACAAGGACTACTTCTTCTTTTGCAATCATCACAACTATAAAAACAGCTTTCAATTTTTTCTTCTAAACCATTTACTATTGTTTTTTTATTTGACATTTTTATCCTCTTTTTCTTCAGTTTCATCGTCTTTAATTGAACTAATCAAAACTGACATCCATACTAATTGTAATGGTGTGCTTAATCCAGCCAAACCCATACCAAGAAACAAGTATGGCTCTTCATCTTCTGTATATAAACACATTGTTATAAAAAATGCCAATGTAAGTATTAGAGCAGAAAATACTAATCCCATACTAATTAGCGTTCTACTTTTAATTTTCTTCTTTTTCATTTTTTAATACCTCTTTTCGATATTTTGGTATAGCCCATTCTAAAAACATTTTAAAAGCCTCTTTACTAACCATCATTACTCTTGTAAAACCGTATTTTTGATAAATGTCGTAAAGATTGTCACACATAAAATCGCTCCACTTTTCTCTGGCATCGCACCCCCATTTTTCAGTTACTCTTATTAAGTAATCGCCAACAAAATCTGGCTTTTTATCAATAATCATTATTTCTGCAAATGATTTGTTAAGTTCGTTAATTGCCATTTCTTGCTCTTCAAGTCTTTTAAGGTGTCTGTCAAGGTCTTTGTCAAGGTCTTCTAAATATTTTTGCTTTAATGGTTTATTAACTAAGTCAAATATAGATTCCCCATATTGTTCTTCTAAATCCTCTATTTGTTGCAATTTCTTCCAAGCAGAATTGTTCCTACCTATTCCACAATATCTTCGTGGATTTCTATCAGTATGTCTTTTTATCATTCTTTGATATCCTTTCGTATTTTCTATTTAACTCATCCCAAGACATATAATATAATCTTCCAACTTGTTTTCTCCATTTTGGGCTTATATCACATATCCTATTCACTAATTCTGTTTTAGTAATTCTTCCTCGATAATAACTACTCAAAGAAATAACCTACTTCCTTTTTAAAATAATTTGCTATCTCTTGAATTTCAGATACCTTAAAATTACCAGTATTCATCTTAATTGACAAAGTTGTTCCAGTAATATTAAGATGTTTTGCTAATTTTTCTTGTGTAATACCCTTTTCGGCAATACACATTTTTATTTTATTTACATTAAATGCTATCTTTTTCTTTGCCATCTTCTCGTTCCTTTCTAATCCTCTCTAATTTCAATTCATTATCTGATTCTTCTATTATCTTGTCCTTGCGAAGTTCAATAGCTATGAGTTTGCCATTTATATCAAACTTACCTACATCGTGGACTAAATAATATCCATCTTTTTCTTCTTCAATATATCTTTCTTCACCATTTGAATAGTATAATGATTCAATATGGTTATTCCATAATAGAGCGTATTTCTTATGCTTTTTTAACTTTTTCATACCACTCATTAAAACCTTTCACTGATTTAACTATAACGATGTCTTGATTATATGTCTTCAAAAATAATTTATGCTTAATTTTAAAGACTTGTGTTTCCAATCCTTTAGCATCTAAAATATAATCAACGCCATTTATATTAAGTTTAAAGTCTGCTGTGTAAGTAATTGCTCTAATTGTCTTCTTACCAAACTTAAACTTATCTTGTAGTAAATATAGTGGTTGTAGTTCAACCACAAGCCCTAACTCTTTAATACGCTTATATATATTAGCCTCTAACTTTGAATCGAACTTGTGGTCATCAACTACTACTTTGGATGCTTTATATTTAGTTTGCATAGTCTAACCTAAATGTCTTTTGTAAATCTTGTCTAGCACGTTCAACTTGTTTATCACTCATTAATTCTGGATATAACTCTTGAACTTTCCTTCTCGCACGAGTGATTGATTCAAAAGATGGTACATTAAAATCTTTAGCGTGATTTAAGGCTTCTTTTAAAGTAATCTCGTCAGTATCAATACAGTATGTGTCGATATAATCTAAAATCAATGCGAAGTCACTATTTCTATCAATAGGTTTTGCTCTTAATAACATTTCAACTCGGTTTTGTAATAATTTATTTGTATTTGCCATTTTTATCTCCCTAATAATTTATTTGCTAATTCTTTAGCCTCTTGTTCTTCGTCTTCAGTTAATGAAGATGTGTTTTCGTTATTCCAATCCATCTCTACAACATTACGCTTTTTAAACATAGCGTTAACGCCGTGATTGTTTCTTTCCCATAAAGATAATGATTTATGCCAATCTTTCATTTTATTTTTACCAACGTACCAACCCTTTGATTCATAGAAGTCGAAAAAGTCTTCGGGGTTAGTTTGGTATTTCATTTCTTTACAATATGCTTTAACCATATCTAAAGTCGGTGGAATTGTTTTCCCATTATTTATATTATCTTTACTATACTTACCTATACTATCCTTACCTGTGTTTCCATTTTGTATACAAGGTGTATACACTTGCTCATTTTGGCTATAAGCGCCGTTTTCATCCAAGAATAAAGAATCCTTTAATTCCTTATAATTTGTCTCTTTATACCTATCTTTTTGAATATAGTTATGTATTCTCCAATGCTTAATGACTACCACACCATTCTCAAATGGGATAATAAACTTTTTAGCAATTAAGATTTTTATATCGTCATCTTTAGCACAACACATTCTCATAATTGCTTTTGGTTGATTTATAAAGCCATCATCGTCAGCTCTCATACTCAAATGAAAGTACAAGAGCTGTGTAGACTGTGGCATTTCCAAGAACGCATCACTATCAATGATTGATTTGGCGAACATTCTTCTTTCAGCCATAAATTATTCCTCTTGATTTAATAATGCTGCAAAAATATCTTCTACTTCTCCTGGGTCTTGTTTAGGTTTCTCAACTTTCTTAATGAAAGAAGCTGGGTCTTCACTAACTGTTTTAACTGTTTTCTTTTCGACTGGTTTTTCTTCTTGTTTAGGAGTATCTTCAACTACTACACCATCACTATCGAAATCAACATTGTCTACATATTCGTTAGTACCATCTTCTTTAACTACGCTCATATCGTTAACATATGCTTTTTCTAACGTTGTACTCATAATTCCCCATTTAGAGATTAATTGTCTTAACATTGTCTTGAATGCCATCGCATTAAAGTCTTTAGACCAGAATGTGTATGCTGTTCCATTCTTCTTATCACTACGATAACCTTGAGAATATTCTTCAGCGTGTTTTTCCATCTTTTCTTTAGACCAATAAATAGATTTTCTAAATCCGTTTAATAACTCAAAGTAAGCCATATATCCAATAACGGGAGCTTTAACTCTTTCGTTTTCGTCTTCAATAAACTTAAATAAGTATTTACCAGTTTCTTTGTCTCTTCCAATGAGTTCGCCTTGTCTAATTTCTAATACATCTAAATCACGATATACGCCACTCTTCATAGCCATAGCGATATAACCTTTGTATCCAATTTGGAATGTTGCTACTACTCTATCGTTCTTTCTATCGTTGAAAGGTACAAAATAGAATTGACCCATAAATGGACTTGGACTTAATCCTAATGATTGACCTACTAATGCTGCACTAATAATAGTTGCGTTGTCACAGTTTCCTAATTGTGGATTAGTGTTTACGGCACTAATAATACTTGTAATAAAGTCTTGTCCTTTTTCAGCTCCGATAATCTCGTTAATTCTTTTCTTAACGGCTTCACTTGTCATATAGACACTAAATTTTGGTTTTGATGTTTGTAATGTGTTTGCCATAATTATTTATTCTCCTTTGGTACATCTATTTCTTCTTCATCATTTTTTGCCATAGCATTTACAATTCTCTTTAAATCACCAGTTGTTAAAATGGCGTTATCATCCAATAAGTTTTTTAAAGTGTTAAATCTATCCTCTAATACTTCTTTTGTAGGCATATTAGTCAATCTCCTTTAGCTGTAAGATATTTGTTGAATCGATGTTTCTATCTTCACAAAACTTTAATAAATCACTTAATTGGAACTCGTCTACGACTAAAGTGACTTTAAACTTTGTGATAGCTGTATCTAAATCTTCATTACCATCAAGTTGAATCTCAGTATCGGGATGAGCGTTAAACTCTTTCTCGAGCTTCAATAACTCTTTAGCCTTTTCATTTTCTTCGTTGTAATCGCTAATAATCTTAGATAGATTAGGATTCAAACAATATTTAGTCTTTAATAATAGTGCTTTTTTCTTATCGGGTACTAATTTCTCAATGGCTTCTAACTCATTTTTGAATTGTAAATACTTGTCAGCCATCTCTTCTGCAACTTGAGCCATTGATATAGACTTATTAGTCCACTTAGGGTCTAAAACGTGAGCGAATGAGATTCCTACTTGGTTGTAGTTTTTACTCGACCATAGGTCAATGATTGCTTGAATCTTTTCAGCTCTTTGAATATCTTCAGCTTGCTTAACTTGTTTATCAATTTCTTCATTTACGTTTTCAATAATAGACATCAATTCTTTTGCTTGTCTATCTACGATTTCATAAGGTCTTAAAAACTCTTGCTTTAGTTCTTTCTTTCGGTCATTAATAACTTTAGATACTTTATTTAACTTAGCTCTAATACCTTTAGCGTCCGAGAAAGTCACTACTTTGTTATTCTTTTTATCTTGATAAATTGTAATTCCCTCTTCAGTTGTGTGTAGAGGAACACAATCTTCAGTTAAGTTATCTACTACTTTAATGTTGTCATATAATGTGACAGCTTTTGTTAACTCTTGCTTTAACTCTTCATAGTTAATTGCTAAAGCACCAATTTCTTTTTTTAATACTTTTAACTCCATATATTTTTTATTCTCCTATAAATTGATTGGTAGTGATGGCTCTATCTTTGGTATTATGTTTTCAGTCCAAAACTCAGTGATTTTGTCTTCCTCATATACGAGGTCATCAGCCACTTCGCTTGCAAGAAAAACATAATGACGTATTTGATAAGTCTCAACACCATTTTTATCTACTTGTTTAATTTGAGCTTTTAGAATCGCAAAGTCCGCACTCATTACGTTCATATAGTGTAGGATTTGAATATAATAATTTTGTGGGACTTGGTTGTTCCATTTTTCTTTGTGATAACTACTGAATAATTCAGTTGTCTTAATTTCTAAAATACCAGTCATACCTTTTTTAATATGTTTGATATTTTCTACGGGCATAGTTTCTTCTAATTGATTTTGTCGCCAGTAAGAAACAATATCAAAATCTTCTTGGGCTATTAAGTACCCATCCAAACTACCTCGCATATATTCCTTATCTTTACGATAGAAAATAGCGTTAGCATTGTGTAAAACTTTTAATTCGGGAAAATCTAATTTAAAGAGTTCTCTTAATGGCTCTTCGGCTTTAGTTCCATACTCAAGAAAAGGTTTGTTAAAATCTTCGTCAGTTTGAATTGTGTTCTCGACCTTTAGGTGAAGTTTATCTCTATATATATCTAACTTAGTTCGATAGGGATTTAATCCTAACACCGCCGAAGCGTCGCTACCACCAATACCACCACCACGCTTAACAATCCACTCATTTCTATCTAAGCAATTAATCACTCCTACAGCCATTCAGTTCCTCTTCTTCCTTGTCAAAGTCGGAGTCTTCCTTATTGACACCTATTAAATATTCTTGTCTAGACCAATATGGTGCTTTTTCGCCACCCTCAAAAAGAATCACAGTACAATCATAACAATCCGATATATCTTTTACATAGTCGACAGCTTGGTATCTATCAACCACTTTTCTAGTATGAAAAGATGTAAACTCGTCAATTTCCTTTTCGATTCGCTTTTGATAAGCGAGTTTATATCGAAAATCGTCTTCTTGTTGAGGATAAGTCTTTTCAATTTCTCCTTTGATATAATCGTCCGAGAATCCTTTTGCCTTTAAATCTTTCTCAATACGTCTTCTTTTCTCATCCCAAACAGATGGAAGAATATAAATCTTGTGATAAATCATACAATCTCTTGTAATTAAAGATTGATAATAATTTGCACTAATCTTCTCTAAAGTTGATAACGTGTTTTCGTCGCACGCTCCACAATAGAAGAATCCGCTTCCCGTTCCAATTTTTACGTCTTTGCCATAATGTTTTTTAAGTTCCCACGCTAAAGTAATGGGATGTCTCTTAAAATACTTTTTGTTCTCACTCATAATAACTCCTATAATAAATCAGGGTCTTTAGGGTCGTCTTCCATATCGAAAACTGTACCAACGCTATTAAGTGAGCCATCACTACGCTCCAACACTAACGTTTCATTAACTAATAAGTTGTCTTTTGGTATCCATTCCCCACGATTGTTTTGTGTCACTGAATGATTCCATTTGCCTTGAAAAACTACTTTACTACCGATGTTTACGGTATTAGCAAAGTCCCTCGCACGTTCGCCGAAAATCACAAAAGGTATATGAGCTTCATATAAACCTTGGTTAGTTCGATTTTCTACCGAGATAATGCCTCTTGTGTAAATTGAGCCATTTGAAGCCTCGGTTAGTGGGTCTATCATTTTGATATAACCGCCCAATAATACTACGTTCAAAATATCGTCTCCTTTCGTTTTAATTTTGTATTCAAGTAATCTACTTACTTTTTATTGAAAATTGATTTAAAGGCATTTTTTGTAGGTAATTGCCTACAACAAAACCAAAAATAAAAAACTATTCATTAGAAGCTAACATATCATCTGCTTCTTCTAAATAACCTATAGCATTATCGATGTTGTCAAGAGCTTCATCGATTGTGTCTGTAATTTCTTCACTCTCTCTTGCTCGTTCTCTTGCCCATCGTGGCATACTTCTTGCTCCCTCTTCAGCAAGGCTCTCGACATAAGAATCAAGAGATGATGATATTTCACCACTTAACTCTTCAATATCTTCATACAATTTTCTTAACTGTTTGATAAGTTCTTCAAGTCTACTCATTATTTTCTTCCTTTCTTTAATTCTTCTAACATAGCAATACGACCAGTAAAATAAGCAACAGCTTCGTGATTGTTTGCTTTCTTTAATTTTTCTCGTTCTTCTTCAATAATAGAGTCTAAATCTTCCACCACAAGAGACATCGCTGTGCTTGTGTCAGTTTCCAAAGATTTTAAATCAGTGATTTGCTCGTACAATCTAATTTGCAATTCGTTCATAACGCTCCTTTCTTTTTGTTGGCTTTTTGCCACCACGCACCACCATTATACACCCGTAGGCATTTGCCGTCAACTACTTTTTTGAAAAAAATGAAAAAAGTTTTTAAGGATTTTAACAAACTTTTTAAAAAAAATTAAAAAATGTTTGACTTTTACTGACAACTTGTGATAGTATGGTGGCGAAAGGAGTGATTATTATGGGTCATAAAATAGTTAAATACCCTGAAAATATTGTGGTTAAAAATCTTCGTGAAGAACACGGTTTATCTTTAAGAGATTTAGAACAAGCAACGGGACTTAATCATACAACCCTATGGGAGATAGAAAAAGGCTACACGAGATTAAACCAACAAACATTACAAATCTATTCGGATTTTTTTAACGTTTCATATGACTATCTTTTAGGCAAACAAAAAAATGAGTTAGCCGAAAAAGGACTAACCCGTCAAGAGATTGCTCTTCTTTTATCAAACGATAAAGTAATTCGTGATTTACAAGTGCGAGCTATGGTTATATTGTCAATGCTGATTAAAGAAGACGATATCAATATTACCATTAGAGTAATGCTTGATATGCTAAAAGAAAGTGATATTGATGTTAAGGAAGAGTATATCAAGAAGTATGAAAGACTTAATCAGTCTTACGAGTTAGAAAACAAAAAGGAGTTATTAGAAAAGAAAGCTGACGATGAATAAAAGCAAAATAATGCAGCTTATGACACATTTAAGCGTAGTTATTGGTCGATTAGGCGATGCCTTAATCGAAGACGATTTCATTGACGTCTCCGAAGTAAAAAAAACGAAGACGAAACAATAATATTGGAAGAAAGTGAAAAAGTAATTTTTAATCGCCCTCAAGATAAATATAAAAATGATTTTATTAAGAAAGAGAGGATTATAAAATTGCAAAAAGGTAGTATTTCAAAAAGAAAAGACGGTCGATTTATGGGACGTTTCCGTTCCGTTGTCGACAATAGAGTTATTTGTGTTTACGCTAAGAATAAATATGATTGTGCTGTTAAGTTAAAAGAAGCTATGGAGAAAGATAAGGAAGATAACTATGGCTTTGTTGTTGAAG